AAGGAGATAGATTGGAATAACTTTAGACCAGCAACCCAATTTATGTTCCATCATGCGGCACCATATCTGGATAAGATAAATAACATACACGCTATAGAAAGGACTCTTTACTCGGAATACCTTGGTCTTGCAGGTAGAGTTGACTGTATCGCTGAATATGAAGGCGAACTAGCGGTGATAGATTTTAAGACATCTGAAAAAATTAAACCTGAAAAGTGGCTTGAAAACTACTTTGTTCAGGAAATGTTTTATGCATCTGCATACTATGAACTAACTCAAATCCCTGTTAAAAAACTAATCACTATCATGGTAACACCTGGTGGTGAAGTAAAAGTATTTGACAAAAGAAATAAAGGGGATTATATTAAGTTATTAGTACGTTATATAAAAGAATTTGTATCTCACAATACTGGGGCCGAGAATGGAGAAAACTGAATTAGAACAGGCACTGAAGGATAAATTCTTTTGCCCTGCAAGATTTGCACAAGAGATTGAAGGTTTAGTTCAAACTCATGGCGACTTAAATTATATTGATGCCATTGTTTACTTCTGTGATTTAAACGCTATTGATTTAGAGTCAGTTCCTAAACTTATATCTAAACCTCTCAAAGAAAAGATTAAGTACGAAGCACAAGAGTTAAACTTTTTAAAACGCACTAGCCGTGCGAAATTGGTTTTTTGATTCCATAAAGGTGGGAAAAAATTCCTGCCAAAAAAATGATCCTATTACTTTTTTATAATGATGGCCGCCGATGCCTATAGATGCTACCTTGCAATGAAAAATCATTGGACGAAGGAGAAGTATGATTATATAAAGTATCGTGGTAAGGTTAGGGCAACTAATGAAGCATTCTACAAACGCAAGGACAGATTCTGGTTTGAAAAGTTTGCACGTCAGAAAAATGATAAGGAGATAGAAGATTTTTTTGTTGCTAACTTTGCATCTTGTGATGACCCACAATCATTATGGATAGGTGAGTTGATAAAGGAAGGAGAAGGTAGGTATCAAAATTGGCAGAAGAAAGTACAGTCATTATCTTATGTGTTTAAGCAAGAGGTAGAGGATTTGTTTACAGATAATAAGGTTGATGAGGTGTTTGATTGTAGTAAGGGTCACCCTCCTATATTGAGAAAGTATTTGGGTGGTAACATAAGCTTGGAAAGTTTGGTAATATGTGATAGAATATTTGGGTACGGTAAAAATTTTGATAAGGATCTAAATGATCCTGTGTGGGAAACCGTCAGTAGGAGGGTTAAAAAATATAAACCCTTCCTAAATATAGATGTACTCAAATTTAAAAAAATCCTAAAGGAGGTAGTTATCAATGGCAACTCTTAGTAATGAAGAAGTTCTTGCTAATCTAAAGACACAACTTGTATCCACTGAAGAGACTCGTCTCAAACTCATTGGTGCAATAGATGTCTTACAACAGATTGCAGACAGTCAAACTGCTTCAACTCAAACTGGAACAGTGGAAGTTGTTGAGCAAGAGGGTGGTGAATGACCTTCTTTGATTCCGATATTGTTAGAGCAGAAATGGCAGAAATCTCTGAACTCCAAGAGGAGATCTATAGTAATGTCATGAAGTTTCAATACATGGATGATGAGGATAAAGGATATCATATTGATGCTTTGGAAAAACTTATTAATAAACAAAAAATTCTTTATGCACGTTTGAGTTTATCAGAAGATCCAGAAGCAAAGAAAATGAAAGAAGATATCCGTCAGTCTGCTACGATTATGGGTCTCCCTGCTAATGTTGATATGAATCTCATCTTCAGTCAAATGGCTCAGATGGTTGATGTAATGAGAAAGCAGCTTGACATCTCATAATTTTGTAATAGAATAAAAGAGTACAAACAAAAGCCAAATCTAAAAAATCCGAGGTAATCTTAATGTCTTTTGCTGATTTAAAAAAGCAATCATCTCTAGGATCTTTAACTCAAAAGTTAGTTAAGGAAGTAGAGAAAATGAATACTACTGGTGGAGGTGCTGATGAGCGTCTCTGGAAACCAGAGTTAGATAAAACTGGTAATGGTTATGCTGTTATCCGATTCCTTCCATCTCCTGATGGTGAGGACATTCCATGGGCAAAACTTTATTCACATGCCTTTCAAGGGCCTGGTGGTTGGTATATAGAGAACTCTTTAACTACTACTGGTGGTAAAGATCCCGTCTCTGATTACAACAGAGAACTATGGAACAGTGGTAACGAAGCAGATAAGGATACGGTTCGTAAACAGAAGCGTAAGTTATCATATTACAGCAACATATATGTTGTTAAGGATCAAGTTAATCCACAGAATGAAGGCAAGGTTTTCTTATTCAAATATGGTAAGAAGATTTTTGACAAGGTGATGGAATCAATGCAACCAGAGTTTGAGGATGAAACACCAATCAATCCTTTTGACTTCTGGCAAGGTGCAAACTTCAAGTTGAAGATCGTCAAGAAGGATGGTTATTGGAACTATGACAAGTCAGAGTTCGATAAAGTATCTCCTCTACTTGAAGATGATGATGCACTAGAAGCATTATGGAAGAAGCAGTACTCACTTACAGCAGTCACTGCAGCAGACCAATTCAAGACATATGATGTTCTTGAGAAGAGACTTAAGTATGTCTTAGGTCAGGGTCGTCCTCCTGCACGTCGTGTAGATGAGGAACTTGAGAACGAGAGTGATGGTCGTGGTTCATTTACACCTGACTTCAAGACTCGTAAGGCAGAAGAAGCAGTCGCTGCTGCTCCTGTAGCATCAGCAAGTGCAGATGAAGATGATGCATACAAATACTTTCAAGCGTTAGCAGAAAGTTAATTACTCATATAGTCTGATATTTTCAGCACGTTTTAAGGATTTACTCACATATTGAGTAGATCCTTTTTTATATCTCATCATTTTTTCTGTATCGTCAAATATTATATTCAAATATATTGGTCTAAGTATAAAGATACTTCTTTTATCTGCATTTATTTTATCTTCATACTCATAGTTAGTTACTGCTTTTGATATTGGATTGACAGTTACTTGTTGGTTACTTACCTGATCGAAATAACTTACACTTTGTGCTACACCTACTTTTATACCTGCTGGAAATATTACAACGTCTTGACTGTTCTTAACCTCATTAGATTCATAATGATGCACTCCATTATATAATGTATCATAATCGTTATCATATTTTTCTAATAGATATGCATCCCATCCTGCTTGAGGTAGTGGCCATTCCTCATGAATATTGATAATATTGTTTGATAGAAGTACTACCCAGTCTAAACTAGCATCTCCATAAACTTTCTGTGCAACATTATCTGGACGGTCATCACCTTCTATCTGATACTTCTCAAAGAACGTTGTGTTCTGGAAGATATCCTCTCTAAGTTTTCCTCTTTTAAAAAGGTTCTTTACCTTAGTGTAATCTGATATACGTTTTCCATCTTCAGTACGATTAACGTACTCAAAATCTGGTAGGTTTTGAAAGTATGGTCTTGGCATTTTAGAATCCTATGTCGTAGTCTTTACTATCCATATCATTATTGTAGATAGGTTCTATCTCTTTGAATGAAAAGGTTAATTCATATGCAATCATTGAACTGTTGTCATAAGTCATGTAGTTACCATCAGGAGTATAGTTAACAGCAAAATTTTCTAACGCACACTCTTTTATTTGTGGTAAGAACCTATGAGTTTTTGCACCACGAGGACTAACAAATTCTAACTTATATGTATTAGGTGCTTTTAAAAATAGTTGTGAGTCTGTTTTCTGAGGTGCCATAGATTGTTTAAACATTCTAATTATTTTTAGAATCACCATACTTTCTGACTCATCTCTAGGACTTAATCTGTAAGTGAAACCAAATGGTCTTAGTTGAGGCCCTTTGAATAATAATTCCATGTTGGGATTCATTACCATCCCTTCTGTTCTTGCAAGTAGATCCTTAGTTCCAGTTAAGTTTTCAGTAAACATATTTTCCATTGCTTTAGATATATCTGCACCACCGTCCTTTGCTGCTTGGATTGATTGCTTAACACTATCTACTGCAGCAGTTCCACCTTCACTACCATTCCCTAAGAATGATTTGACTGCAGATGATGTAGCAATATCCAATGGAGTCATAGTTCCATTACCCCAACTGGTCATGTTACCATCTTGAACTCCACCAGGAATAGGTAAAGTCACAGCACCTATAGTTCTTCCAGCTGCAGGACTTCTATCAGCAAATCCAAGACCTGCTTTACCTTTTGCACCTTTACCAAGTGTTCTTGGTTCATATTTTAGTACTGATATTCTTAAACTATCTTGCTGACTTGTTCTTAATGTTGTTGGATATACAAGACTCTTTGAATAACTTTTTCTTGTTGGGTGAGGACCAGCTTTACTTGGACTACCACCACTAAAAGATGATATTGGTGATGCAGATGAAGTATCACTGTTACCTATATTACTTGAGACTTCTTGGTTTGTAGCACCAGATGCTTTATTCAGTCCTGCTTTTTCTAATGCTGTAGATGTAAGTTCTTTTTCTATAGATTGCATCTGATTATTAGATGCTTTTTTAAATTTAGATGCATTTAATTTTGTTTTATTAGATGCATTATCATTCCAAGTTATCTCTCCAGTATCAGCACTTCTTGTCGCAATAGTCTTTGCACCACTACCTTTAGCATCATCATATTGTATTATCTCTGGAAGAAATGTTTCTTCTCCAGCAGCATTTTTAATAGGCCCTGTGACTTTAGTAGCAATATAGGTGGTAGATTTCATTCTACCAGAACCTATTACTACAGGACTTACTTTACTTGTGGCGGTTGTTGCTGCCATTTAATATCTTTTTATCTATTTAGTATGTATTTTGCATAAGGAACTGCAAGAAGGTCATCAAGTTCATTCCATTCCACAACATATAGTTGTCCTGCAAGTTCATTCCAAGTGTAATTTCTAGTAGCATTCCAATGATAGTTGATACCTTTGAACCCCCAAGATTTTAATTCTGTGCAAGCAATCAATGGGTGTTGGTCATATTGTTTTCCAGGAGTCTTGGCATTATATACAAAGGTATAGAACTTTCCTACCTCTGGTATAGGTGTCACAGTATCATTGATAGCATCCATTATCATCAACATCAAATCCTCTGGGTCATTTGATGATTCTAACTCTTCTTTAATTGGTTCTATTCTGTTTGCAAACATTACTTGATACCTAGTTCGTCTTCTGTGATGATTTTAAATTCAATACGATTGTCCTTACAGAATTCAGATGCTGCTCTCCACTTTGCTTGATTAACAGCATAGGTTTGACACTCATAGATATATGATTTGGTTACTCTCTTTCTTTTCTTTGGTGGAAGAGTTTGTTTCTTTGGTTTTACTTCAACCACATATGTTTTAATTCTATTACTACTTTCCTTTACTTTGATTAGAAAGTCTGGATAGTACTTATGAATACGATTATCTTTAGGAGAAACGTATGGTATATTAATTTCTTCTGATGCCCAAGAGATTACGTTCTCTTTTTTGTCAGCCCATTGACAGAATTTTCTTTCCCAACTACTTCTACATATAATATTGTTGGGATTGCCTTGATATTTTTTCGGATTTACTGGTTTGTACCGACTCTTAATACTTTCTGCCATTAACTTGCATACATAATATATAAGGTCAAAAAGTATTTATTAAAATGGCATCTACTGCCCCAAGAAAGATTGCCCAAACGGTTGCTGATTTATTAAATCCTGCACTTACTTCTCATTACCATGTTAATATAGGAACTCCTTTTAATGATGATGGGTTTAATGATTTTTTGGGAGATGTTGGTGCATCATATTATCCTAATCAGGGTAAGTTAAATTTGATGTGTTCTGAAGCACAACTTCCAGGTTCTCAATTAGCAACGACTGAACTACTTAATGATTTTCCTGGAGTTAGTGAACGACATGTATATAGAAGACAGTTTGATGATCGTATTGATTTAAATTTTTATTGTGATGCGGAGCAGTATTTACCTATTAGATTTTTTGAAGCATGGATGAATTATATTACTAATACAGATAACGGAGATATTATGAAAGAAAATTATTCTTATAGAATGAAGTTCCCAAATACTTATAAAGGTCCGTTAGAAGTTACTAAATTTGAAAAGAATATGCAATCAAAGAATAAAGTAAAACCACTTACATATAAGTTTGTTAATGCATTTCCACTAGCAATTTCTTCTATGCCAGTGACATATGATGCTTCTGATTTATTGAAGTGTAATGTTTCTTTTGCATATAGTAGATATTATATAGATGAATCTACTAAAGTATCTGAATTTGTAAATCCATCTGCACAAGCAAATTTTAATAATGTTTCTAATGGATTTCCTATAGGCGGTATACCTAGATTACCTTCTATGAGGTCTGGTAATCAAGATCCTACTCTAGGTATGAATGATTTGATACGTTCAATTCAGTCTGGATTTGCCTAACTAAATAAAATACACTGAAATCTTTATTAAAATATTATGCCATTACCAAAGATTGCTACGCCAACTTATGAATTAGAGTTGCCATCAACAGGAAAGACTGTTCAATACAGATCTTTTCTAGTTAAAGAAGAGAAACTTCTTGTCATCGCACTGGAAAGTGAGGATACAAAACAAATCACAACGGCTATTAAAGCAGTTATTAAAGCATGTATTAAAACAAGGGGTGTTAAAGTAGAAGCACTTCCTACATTTGATATTGAATATCTTTTCCTTAATATTAGAGGTAAGTCTGTAGGAGAAGACCTTGATGTTAATATTATTTGTCCTGATGATAAGGAGACTGAAGTAAAAGTCAATATTAATCTAGATGATATTCAATGTAAAAAGAATCCAGATCATACAAACAAAATTAAACTTGATGATAATCTTATGATGGAAATGAAGTATCCATCTTTGGATGAGTTTATTAAGTCTAACTTTGATTTGGAAGAAAAGAATCAGATGGATCAATCATTTGATTTGATTGCATCATGTATTGATAAAATTTACAATGAAGAAGAAGTTTGGGCATCAGAAGATTGTACGAAGAAGGAGATGAGTGAGTTCCTTGAGTCGATGAATTCTACACAATTCAAAGAGATTGAAACTTTCTTTGAGACAATGCCTAAATTATCTCATACTATTGAAGTAGTTAATCCTAATACTAAGAAGAAAAATGAAGTTGTATTGGAGGGTTTAGCATCTTTTTTCGCATAGGCATGGTTCATATGGACCTTGAGAATTACTTCCGTCTCAATTTTGCCTTGATGCAGTATCATAAATATTCATTAACAGAAATTGAAAATATGATTCCGTGGGAACGGGACATATATGTGGGTCTTCTTCAACAACATCTTGAAGAAGAAAGATTAAAACAACAGCAAGAAGCAAAACGTAGCTAATGCCAAAAGGAAAACCCAATTCATATGCAGGGGGAGGCTTTATAAAGTCTATGAGATCTGCTCATGACCCTCATTTTAAATTAGAGGGTAGGGTTGAGCGTATTGAGAAGGAGATACCTCTTGCTCTTACTGATTTACATAAGACATTAAGTAAGTCCTTTGGAATGCAACGGAAGGCATTAATGCGTCTGGTTGCTCTTGAGAAAAAAGTTGATAGTATTCCAAGAGGAGTAACTACAATTAAGGGACAGAAGGGTGATACGGGAAAGGCAGGTAAGAGTGGTGGTGGGAGACGTAGAATAGGGTGGGGTGGAAAACCAAAAGTCACAACAGGATCAGGTGTTGATAGTACTTCAGGATCTGATGGTGCTTCAGGTTCTTCAGGAATTGATGGTGCTTCAGGTTCTTCAGGAATTGATGGTGCTGGTTCCGATGGAATGGGTGGTGCTTCTGGTTCCGATGGAATGGGTGGTGCTTCTGGTTCCGATGGAATGGGTGGTACTTCA